CCTAATAAGAAATTTTGGGCACACGAAGAAGTAATTACCCGCCCCGATGCTGATTTTATTAAGCTAACTTATAAAGATAACGAGTTCTTAAGTAAGGAGGAAACAAGCGAGATTGAACGGTATAAATTACTAGGTTATGATTTAAATGGTAACATAATAAATGACTATTGGGCGAATAAATGGAGGGTTTACGGGTTAGGATTAGAAGGTAAAATTGATGGTGCTGTATTTCAGAATTGGGTGGAGTATTCAAATGATGAAGATTGCAGCCATTTACCGTTTATGTTTGGTATTGACTGGGGTTTTAAAGATCCATTTACTTTAATCAAAGTACATTATGACTGGAAAAATAAACACCTATTTGTAAGAGAGTTAGTTTATAAAAGCGGTTTAGAACCTCAGGGATGTTTAGACGTTGCTAATGATGCAATAGGTGAGAATGATAAGGATAGAACCACCATTGCCGATAGTGCCAACCCATCAAATAAGCTAATGTTTTTAAATGACGGATGGAACATCTACGGATCAAAAAAAGAAACAATTATAGAAGGTTGCCAAAATTTACAGAACTGGAAAATCTTTGCTCATGTTGATAGTGTTAATTTAAAAAATGAACTACTAAACTATGTGTATAGTGATAAAGATGTAGAGCGTCCAATTGATGAGCATAATCACATTTTGGACCCCCTACGTTATATTGAAAGAGAAATAAGGTATGAGATTATAGGGTAAAAAAAGGGTGCTAGAATAAACTAAACACCCCCAAAAAGCAAAAAGACACCACAAACATACGATAAAATAAAATAAATACGTATATTTACCCATAAAAATTACGGTAAAATACGTATGAATATACTCACAGATTTAAAATCGAACACTGCAAACTCATTTGTTTCTCTATTCGGGAGCAGAAATTACGGTAATATATCCGATACTGATTTGTGGGATAAAGGATTTCTTACAAACTCCATAGTTTATTCAGTAATTAACAACATATCTAGTAAGGTAGGGGCGTTGCCGTATGAATTAACAGATAAAGATGAGGTTACAGATGATACAGATGCTTATAATGAGCTGTTTTTTAATAACTGGAATCAAGACTACGGACATGAAGAAGGTATGAGGCTAACAGCTGTTAATCTTTTAAACTTTGGGGTCGCATTTATTCATAAAAAAGGTGATGGAATCATCCCTGATGAGTTATTTGTGCTTCCTAATCAGTGTATGCAAAGGGAGCGAAGACTAATTGGATTCTACGAAAACCCCACGTACTATGATTTTAAAGATGGGCCAAAAAGTTACAGAATACCAACGGAGGATTTGATAATTATTAGACTACCATACGATTTAAAACGCAAGAGTACTAAAGAAGGGTTAAGCCCATTACAGCCAGTTTGGGACACCGTAATAGCAAGTAATAACAGAGCAGAAGCAGAAAAATCATTGTTTGAAAATAGAGGTGCAATAGGTATCATATCACCTAAGGGGAATAAAGATGGTGGGCGTATTCCAGATACAATATTTAGTATTTTACAAGACAAACTAAAAGCGTTAATCGGGGGAGCAGATAAAGCGAATAAGGTTATACAGGCTCAAGTACCTTTAGATTTTACTCAAATCGGTATGAGTGCAAATGATTTGAAACTTATCGAATCAGAGAAAATGCACGTGCGAAGAATAGCTGGAGTTTATCAATACCCTTCACAGTTAGTAGGTGATACAGACGCGTCACAATATGCTAATTATGCAGAAGCTTTAAAAGCTGCTTATCGCGATGTTATACTTCCAACGGCTGACTTAATAATCAATGAGTTCCAAAGGTCATTTTTTAACCAAATCAATCCATTATTAGTTAAAGACTATAAACTAATTTATAATAAATCTAATATAGTTAGTTTAAATGAGCATTGGAGTGAGAAACTAAACAAGATGCCTGTTGGAGTAGCAACTAAAGTAATCGAAACATTAACACCCGAAGAAGTAGAGCAAATAAAATTTGAAATAGGTTTAAGATATGAATAGAAAACAAATTATAAGAGATAAGTTAGCTAATAAAAAGGAGCTAATTAGTATTAAACGAGCTACTGTAAAGCATACAGAAGGGTTAATACTTACACCTAAATTAACTCTACCATCTGAAGGAGTTAATAAGGCTGAGTTACCTAGTGATACTGATGAAATATTATACCGTACTATTATAGCAAACACCTATAACTACATGGATAGCCACGACGACGTACATCTAAACGGTTGCTTTACTAAATCTATTCAAGAAAATAAACGGCAGTTATACATTAAGGATCATGCAAACTACACAACGGAAATAGCTGGTAAGGTTCTAAAAGCTTACGAGCTAATGGGTGCGTTTAAATCATTTGGTTATGATAGTGATTTGAGTACTATGGCATTATTAAAAGATGTTGCTATTTACAAAGAACAATCGGAGCAATTCTTTTCTCAGATGGCTAATGGTATGATTAACCAGCATAGTGTTGGTATGATGTACATTAAAATATCTCTAGCTGTTGATGACATCCAGGACCAAGAAGCATACAAACTATACACGTCTTTACTACCTATGATAGGGAATTCAAAAGAAGTAGAGGAGCAAGGGTATTTTTTCGCAGTACAGGAAGCCAAAGAACTAGAAACGTCTGCCGTTACAATGGGCAGTAATAGCCTAACAGGAGTTTACAACGATAATACAAAGGATTACAACGAAGACGACATAGATAAAATCATACAAACATTTGGAAATATAGATAAATTTGATAAACTTTACCAAAACTACGTAAAAACTCGTACAAATAAAGCCGTTATTAATGACACTTTAGAAGTAAAAAGAGCCTTGAAGCGTTCAATTATTTTATAAACAATTATTAATTTAACAAACAAAACCAATTAAAATGGAAAAATTTACATTAAAAACATCGTTCTATGATTTCTTAGAACTTAAATCTATTTCAAAAGAGGATTTTGATAAAATAGAAGATGTAGACAAAAGGGATGAATTAGCCTCTGAGTACAGAGATTTAGCAAATAAAGCAATCCAAGAAGCAGTAGAGGATAAAGCTTCAAAAGAGGACATTTTAAAATTAGAAAAGCAAATTGAAGCTTCTTTAAAAGCTAATGTTGAGGCTATTGATTTAGCTTATAAGAAATCAAGAATAGCAAATTCTAGTATTGGATTCGCCAACAATAAATCATTATTGGAGGTTATGAATGAAGCTATACAAGAAAAGTCAGAGGACTTATTGAAAGTAGCTAACGATCAAAAAGGAACTGTAAGAATTGCGGTTAAAGCACCTATAACGGTTGGTGTTTCTAATACAATTGGTGCTAGTGGTTCTGCCTCTCAAACTTCAATCACACAAGACACTGGTATTATTTCTCCAGTAAGAAAGAGAATGTTAACATATTTAAACGAAGCAACTGTTTCGACTTTATCTGTTACAGAGCCTTTTGTAATGTGGATGGAAGAATTGGATGAGCAAGGAGCACCAACATTTCACGGGGAGTTAGATGCTAGTCCAAATGCTTCTGTAAGATACGAAGAGAGAAGACAGGAAGCTAAGACTGCTTCTGTTATGGGTACGATAACTAAAAACTTCTTGAGATATACAAGTCAGTTATTTAACTACATGCAAACAAACCTTATGAAGAGGTTGGACATCGTTGTTGAAAATGGCTTATTTGTTGGAGATGGAACTGGTAATAACCTAAGTGGTTTAGTTGGTTACGCTACTGCTTTTGATGGTGGTAAAGGTGTTAAAAATGGCGATGGTTTAGTTGGTAAGGTAGTTTCCCCAAACAATTGGGACGTTATGAAAGCTGTTGCTTTGCAGGTTTACAACTCTTACGGAATGGGTTCCGCTTTATTTGTCGATAGTGATAAATTGAGCGAGATGGAAGTATCAAAAGATACAAACGGGAATTACATTATGCCACCATTCAAGACTGCGGACGGTCAAACGGTTAGCGGTATGAAGTTAATCCCAACAACTGCTGGACTTGGCGGTAATGACTTTGTAGGTGGAGATTTATCTGCGGTTAACGTCGGTATTTTATTGGATGTTAACTTTGAAATTGGTTACAATGGAACTGACTTTAAAGACAGAAGAATTAGCGTGATTGCTGAAAGACAGTTGACACAATTTGTTTCCGCAAACGATACTAAAGTGCTGGTAAAAGGAACTTTTGCAGTTGCTAAAGAATTAATTGCAACTACTTAGTAGTAGTTAATTAAATAAATCTGAAAGAGGGTAGGTTACGACTTACCCTTTTTTATTATCCTAAAATTATGTTAGTATTTATAATTGCAATTTATAAACGTCCAGAGTTGACTAAAATAGTATTAGATTACTACTATAAATTATCAAAGAAGTACGGGTTTAAAGTTGTTATTGCAGGTTCTGAGGGCGAAAATTCAAGGTTAATAGCTAAAAACTTTCATTATATCGAAGTTGAAAACTTCCCAGTTAGTCATAAAAACAATACTATGATGAGGGAAGCAAAGAAGTTCAACCCTGATGCTGTGGTACTGCTTGGATCGGATGACTTTATTTGTGAAGAGATTATAAAGCACTACTATAAGTTAATAGAACTTAAAGAAACAAGGGTATTTGGTTTTAAAGATTTGTATTTTTACGGTGCTTTTGAGCAACATTTAAGTCATTTTAAAGTAGTTAATAAAAACTTTGGTGCTGGTCGTTATTTCCCAAGAATTGTATTAGATAAAATCAACTTTCTTGGTTGGTACGGCAAACACAATAAGGGGTTAGACGGTGTTAACATGGCTGTGTTACAAAAGAATAACATAGAGAATTACAGTATAAGCCTATCTGAAATTAACGGGTTTTTAGTTGACGTTAAGACTGATTTTAATTTATCAAACAAAAATATTATATTTGTAGGAGAAAAAATAAACACTAAAATTATGGAAGAAAAAGGAATGCCCAAAAAAAAGATAGACGCTATTAAGCCGAAGCCAAAAACTAAAACAATTAAAGAAGATTTACACGTTGAATCATTCGACTTTAAAGATGGAGCTACGTATGAGGTTGAAGGAACTGGGAACTCTAAGTTCTTAAAGCAAGGTTGTAAATACACAATCGAAGGCTTACAAGCTAAACTATTAGCTAAAAAAGGAGCTATTATTTACAAGGGATAAGTTAACCAATTACAAACTAAAAGCATCGTTATTAATTTATCGGTGCTTTTTTAGTTAACACTATTTAACAGTTGGTAGTGTGTTTAATTAAAGTTAAATTGTTATGTTTGTTAACGAATATGGTATGGTGTCGTTGCGACCTTATAGCACTAACTTAATTAATATTAAAAAACTTTGAATTATGATAGAACAAAATAAAGAAACGGAAACTAAGCAATGCACTATGCCAAGTGTTAAGCATATGTTCCCGACATCATTTACAGATAAAAACAATGTAAGGATGCGAGAAGGTGATTATATTTCTTTGACGGAAATAAAGAAAATGAATAATCATTACTATAACGAATTACACGGAACAAACAGAGACCCTTACAAAGAATGGGAAACAAAAGGAACTGTAATATACCTGATACAATGGAGTGGTGATACTCTTACTGCTGAAAGAGTTAAAGAAATAGGTAGTCCGCACCCAAGTTTATCAACTGGATTTCATTATTTAAACAACTGCTTTGAGTCAAAGAAATATAATATTGAAGGGAACAAACACGAAGGTTGGCTATTAGGGAATTATGCCTAATGAATAGTATAACAAGCGTAGTGAGGTACGAGCTATGATTTGTTATACAGTGTTATCAGCTTTTTATTTCGTACAGTAAAACATATTCAAATGGAAATAGGACAAACAGTATATTTAAGACCCGTAGAAATGAGCAATGCTTATAGACGAGATAAATCTATAAAAGAAGCAATAATAGAAAAGGTCGGTAGAAAATATATAACAGTAGTTAGATATGGACAATTCGATATTGAAAGTCGAATGCAAAAAACAATTTATAGCTCAGACTATGAACTTTTTGAAAGTAAAGAAGAACTTGATTTAAAAATGGAATCAGAAGACTTACAAAGTAGAATTAAAAATTCCATTCCTAAATATGGGAAATGGAATTTAGATATAGAAAAACTTAGGCAAATAACCACTATCCTTAATTGCTGATAACACCGATATAATAACAATTACTATTACACAACCAATCTAAAATAATATTTACATTCTTATAGATTGCGGTTATAACACCAATTAATTAAATATCACTAAGTAAGTACCCGTAGTTAATAAACTACGGGTTTTTTCGTATATTTACCTTATGCAAAAAATCAAAATAGACGGGCAAAGATATAACATACCAACTGCATACAGTGAATGTACTGTATTAATAGCTAAGAAAGCCCTGTTAGTATGGGATACACAAGATAAGGAGTTTAAAGAACTGATACAAGATAACCCCGAAGAAATAGACGAAGGTGTTTGGATTAACTTTCTAATTAGTTGGGTAATTGCAGTTACAGGAGCTAAAGAAGATATAGTTAAACGGGTTCATTTTGTAGATTTAAACGTGATTTGGAATAGCACACAGTTTATTTTAAGCACACCCGATCAGTTTTTAACCATAGATAAGCTTAGAGGTGTTTCTATTACTGCTAGTATTAAAACTTTGAGCGGTGTAGAAATAATAGGAGGTGAAGCAAGCTATGAACAATGGAGCTTAATGAATCAGTTAACGGTGCTAATGAATGAAGCACAAGAATCAAGGCGGTTAGACTTACTAAAGAAAATGCTTAGTGTTATCTATCCAGTAAAGGATGAAAGCAAAGAAGATTTGAATAAACGATTAAAAGATTACGATACATTAAGCTTATTAGAACTTT